TTCGGTAGTATTGGGATCCTTTTGTATTCTTCTCTTTTTTCTCTATAAAAAGAACAATAAGTATAAGGAAGAAGGTGTTGTTTATTCTTCACTTTCAGAGATTGAGGAAAAAACAGAATGCTCTCAAAGTTATCAACGTATTCCAATTAAGAACCATACTTATTGGAACACCGTTAAAAACAATTATTCACCTGCTCATAAGGGTGAGTCTTCTTACTTAGTCGCAAAGGTCAATTCTAACCTGCGTAAGGTTAGCGTTACTTGTGAAAATGGTAGTAAATCTACTATGTTTTGTCTAGGGGTTAAGTCCAATTATGCCGTTATCAACTTACATGCTTTTGTTGGCAAAAAGGGTCGATATCATGTTGAAATGTATCATGATACTGGTTTGGTTACTGATTCGTTTTATGTCAATTACGATGATCTGGAAATTTTATCTCCAGACCTTTGTCTAATGAAAACTGCTCTTAGATTTGGCAACATAACCAAACATTTTTTGAGAGATGGTTACGTGCCTTCTCCGACTGTTGGTATTATTGATAATCATCATATATCCATCCAACCATTTTATGGCATCATTTATGATAGTCATGATGGGTCTATTTCTGTTCCTTATATTTTTGGATATGATTGGAAAGATCATAAAGATGGTGTCTGTGGAACACCCTTATTTGGTAGTGTCGGGAACGGTACATCAGTTATGGGTATACACAGCATGGGTTCAGTTGACGATAGTGCGTCAGGTGCTTTACCCATCTATTATGAAGCAGTTATTGCAGCCATTGATAGAGTTGATGCTAAAAGTGATTTGGATTTGCCTATTTTGTCTTCTGTACCTTACAAATCAGAAGATCACAGGAATTTATCATCTGAACTAGGTAAAAAGTCACTCTTTCGATATGAGTTTACCCCTTACATTGATATATACGGCAAATTACCTGGTCCTGTTCTGGTAAAGAACAAATCTAAATTGCAAAGATCTGTCCCTACTGGTATTCTTAATAATCTTTTTTCTGAGCATTTTAATTTTGTTAGGACTGAGAAATATAGTAAGCCTATTATGCAACCTACTGTTGTTAATGGTGAATATGTTAGTCCTTATAATATTGGTGTTCGCAAGATGAATAAACCAAATTATCGTCTTGAAAAAGAAGTTTTGAGGAAGGTAAAGAAATCTCTTTTTTCCCGTCTCAAAATTTTGAAGGATATAGTTCCTGGTAAGCTCCAACCACTCGATGTTTACACAGCTATCAACGGTGCAAAGGATGATCCTTTTATTAAAAGAATGACTCGTAGTACCAGTGCTGGGTTTGGATTTCCAGGATCTAAGGAAAAATATCTCATTCGTGATGATGACATTAATTCTTTGGCTGGTG